CGGCGATCTTCGACAGTTCGATCAGACGAGCGGGAGACTTCGAGAGCGCATAGACCAGCACCGCAGGATCGTCGGCGCCGCGCATCAGCAGACCAGCTTGCGTCTGGTTCAGGATCGAGCCGACTTCGGACTCGGCTTCTTCGAAGTCAGCCACGCCGAGCGATTCCTTGCGGGCGGCATAGGACTTCTTGAAGTTCTCGACGTCTTCCTGTTCCTTGCGCTGCGCGTCGAGCTTGGCGCGATCGGCCGCGTCTAGCTTGGCCTTCTGCTCCATCCAATTGTCATACGCTTCCGAGAACCGCGTCTCGTCATAGTCGTACTGGTCGAGCGTCGGCTTGGATGTGATGGCGACCGGTTCAGGCTTCGGCAACTTCGCGCGAAGATCTTCCATCTCGCGCTCAAGGCGTCGCTTGTCTTTCAGCGCTGCGTTCGCGATCCCGCGAAGCTTTCGGAATGCGCTGTTTTCGGACTGCTGCTGCCCCTCTTCTCCGGCAGGGACTTCTGTCGCAGCTTCGCCAGCCGACTCAGGTGCTTCCGACTCCTGGTCTTCGTCGTCAAATAACGCGGGCGCCGCGACCTCCTCGGGCTGCTCCTGCTCAAGTTCCGGCTGCTGCGTTTCGATCTCTTGGTCCATGCACTCACCCTCTGGTGGGAAAATTCAATGCCAGAAAGTATACAGTAGAAGTTAGTTGTGCTGCACATGTGTATCACCTATACTGAGTGCACATGTGCAGCGGAAGGATGAAAATGGTTGATGAGAAAATGACGCGGACGGTGATCTTTTTACCGCCGTCGATGTTGCGTGAGTTGCATGAACTAGCCAAGATCAAGGGCGTCTTCCTGGCGACATTGATCCGGAGTTCGCTCGCACACACAATTGAGAAGGAGAGAAAGTGATCCAACACGCCATATTCGGCGCCCTCGCCTGCGTGATCGGCTTTGCGTTCTTCGAGGCGTTCTGGCCGGCGATCTTGCGCGGCATCAAAGGCGTTCTATTGTTTCCGCTGATACTCGCGGCCGACCTCTGGCGCAATGGCCCCGACGTGCTCAAGGCTGCGTTCTGGTGGCTGATGGCATTCGCCGCAATTTCATTTCTCACACTTCATTTCTAATGCGCAATTTTCATATTCTCCGCGACGGCATGGACGTGAGCGCCCTGTCGCTCGCGATCTCGATGGACCCGGAACTGTGGACGGCTGACACGTTCTTACGCAACTATCCGCAGGGGCCGTTCGGCGATACCGACACGATCATGCTGCGCTTCCCGGAGATTCAGACCGGCATGAGCGACGAAGAGATCGAGCTGTACAAGGCGAACAAGCTGGCCGGCTACGATCAGCACGAATCGATCGCCTATCCTGCGTGGTCAAAGCTGACGCAGGCGCACCCGTTCGTGTTCGATCTGGCGCGGTTCGTCGGTGCAACGCGGATCGGCCGTGTGATGGTCAACCGCGTTCGCCCGGGCGGCCGGATCTATGCGCATGTGGACACGCCCGAGCACACGCGCTACTGGAAGCGCTTCCATCTGGTGATTCAGGGTCAGCCAGGCGCCATCATCACGAGCGGAGACGAGACGTTGCAAATGCTGACCGGCCGCATGTTCCATTTCCGCAACGATCTGATGCACGAGGTACGCAACGAGTCGTCAGTCGATCGGCTGTCGATGGTTATCGATCTGCGCGTCTAGACCTTGGCCCAATGGTTCATCGTGGGAATGATTCGCACTGACTGAGCCAGATTCGCCTTCTTGATGCGCTGCTCGGCGACATTCTTAAAGTGCGACATCGCAATGCAGGTGTAGCGGAAGCTGTCGGCAGCGTGCGAATGCTCGTCATGCTGCGGATGCCCCGCCTTGTTGCGCGAATAGCGGCGCAGGTGTTCAAGCAGCACGTCGCATTCGTCGGAGAAAAACGCGTTCTTCAGTGCCGCGCGCCCCTGCTGGATGCCAGTCTCGACCGGCAGCGACGGAACGATCTGCACCTGCCAGCCATACGAGCGCATCAGCGCTTCCGACGACATGCCGGTATGCAGAGAGCGTGCGCGCCCGTCGTGCGGCAGCCAGACGGTCACATGACTCCATCCATTCTGCTGCAGCCAGTCGCTGTAATCCTTCAGCGATAGGCCGTGATCTTCGTGGAACGCCAGCACGCGAAGCCCGCTAATGTCCGCCTGCGCGATCGTGATGGACGTCAAGTCGGCGACGCCCAAGTCGAATATGGCGTGAGTCGTCAGCGCGGGATCTTCGGCGATCGGGCGGATACGGTTGCCGACTGACAGCGCATGCATCTCCTTTCGGTAGATGGCGCCGTCTGTGGCCGCCATCGGCACGCCTTCCCAAATATGGTCGTACCTATCCGGGTCGTCAGCCTTCGAGCGCTGCCGCTCCGCTTCCAATGCGGCATTCCAGAACGGATTGCGGTCCCAATTGACCTGAATGACGCGCGCATTGGCGGGAGGCTTCGCGATGAATGTCGTATAGACCGGATCGGTATCCATTTCCGGATTCATTGACATCCATATCTCTGATGTCTCTTTCCGGATCGTCGGCAGCAGCAGATCGAGCGAGCGCTGAGACAGCGCCTGCGCTTCCTCGCACCAGACAATATCGATGTTATCCAGCGACTTGATGGAGTCAGCAGTGACGTCCGATAGGCCGCGGAAAATGAACTTGCTGCCGTTCGCGCCAGTGATCTCTGTATTCTTGACCGTGAAGAATGACGAGAGGCCAGCCGCCGCGATGCGCGACTCAATCATCGACTTGACCGACTCGTTGATCGACTGCTGGATCTCTCGGCAGCATAGAATCCGCACTGGCTCGGATGCCGCGCGAATAACGAGAGCCGTGCCGAATGACATTGACTTGCCCGAGCCGCGCCCACCGTGAAACACGGTATAACGCGGGCCGGGAGTCAGCAGACATTCAGCCCATTCAGGAAGCGAGATTTCGCTCAATGGCCGACCGCCGGACGGTTAGAGACATGAACCGGCGCTTGCGCTGCCGCCGGCGCATTGCCCGCGGTCAAAGCCTGCGCGGACGGATCGACCTGTTGCGTACCATGCAGCGCGTTGACACCCGGCGACGGCGCCGCGACACCAGACGAGATCGCCTGATTTACCTTGCCGTCCATCGGGCTTTGCGGCTGATCCTGATTCACCTGGCCCGCTTGCTGGTTGACGCGATCCTGAATGCCTTGCAGCATCTGCATGATCGTCGACAACTGGCTCGCGTTCGTGTTCGAGATCGACTCGGCAGCCTTCGCCTGGTTGAGCTCGGCCGTCGACAGAGCCTGCACAGCCGATGCTTCGCTTTGCGTGGCGCTCGCTGCATCCTTGCGAGCCTGTGCCAGCAGCGCGACCGTCTGAGCGTCGGGCGGTGCGTTGGCGGCTTCTTGCTGCTCGGCTTGCAACTGTTGCGCTTCCTCGTCGTTCGGCTTGACGACGCCAGCCTTGACGAGCTGCATGCGGGCGAACTTCGACAGATCTTCCATGCCCTCGCCGTCCAGATTGCGGACCAGCGTTGCGACCATCAGTTGTTGCATCTGCGGATCAACGATGCCCGGCAGGATCTTGGCGATTGCGTTGACGGTCGAATCCTTGCGGCTGTTGAACGCCGGACCAACGTCGACAAACACATCGAGTCCCGGCGTGAACGCGCGGGCGATCGTCGGCTTGCCTTCGTCATCGATCGACGGGACATTGATCGTCGTCGACTCGGGCGAGCCATCCTCGCCATTGGCGGAAAACTTGCGATTGTCTTCGGTGTAGATGTCGCACGCCATCGACAGGTAAATCTTGCCGCAGCGCTGCATCGCGCGCGACATATTGTCGATGAAGATGTAGACCTGCATGTCCTGATGCGCCTGCACACGACTTACCAGCGCATCAGACGTGTTGGACGTCACCTGACCGGCTGCCAGATCTCCGCCCGTTACATCGAGCATGTCGGCTGCCGTGATCTGCACGAGGCCAGCCAGCGCGGGCGGAACGTCCGGCTGCTTGATGTAGCCAACAGGCGGTGCGATCGTCTGCGAGCCGTCGGCGCCCGTCACCGGGTTGATGAGCAGATACGGATTGTTTGCAACGAGATCGCCAGCCCATGTCAGCTCATGCCCTGCGACCTGCTCGGGAGTGAAAATCGGCTTCTCGCGCGGCGTAAATGCCGTAATGTCCGCCAGCGTGCTGATCTGCATGTTGTACAGACGCTGCGAATCCTTCGCGAGGCGCACAGCACCTTGGAAGCGTTCGATGCCGTCGATTACCTGGCGGATGCCGTAGACGACGACGATCGGGATTTCTGAGCCAGCGATATAGCCGCAGTCCTTCAGGATGCCGCAGCCGTCCATGAAGTACTTGCGCACCTTTTTGCTGTTGCGCTTGCCGCTGCGAACCTTGATATAGCCGATCGAGGCGTAATGCTGCTCCTGCTCTTCCGCATCCTCGCGCCCTTCTGCATCAAGGCCGGCATAGACTTTCTGCTCGACGCCCGAATGCGGCTCGCGCCAGACCGAGTACTTTTCGACCTTCTGCTCGACCTCGTAATATTCGCCGATGTGGACGGAATCGTTCGTGAACCAGTCAAACTGCTTCAGCGAGCGAACCATCTTGAAACTGGTCGGACGCTCGGTCAGCTCCACCTCGTCGCCGAGATATTCGGTCGTGTAGGTATCCCAACTAATTGGGTTAAGCACAGTGCACCACTTGGCATCTGACTTGTCGAGCTTGCGGCTGTCCGGATCGAAGAAGACGGAAATGTCAGCGTCAGGGATCGGCTCGAAACAGATCCGCTGCGGCGTGTCGTCGTCCAGATCCGTTTCCGCGCGATGGTCGTAGTCGTTCGTCAGGCGCCAGGCACCCATGCCGCCCGCGACAGCTTCATCGAATGCCGACACATACACGTCCTGCGCGCTGCTGTATTGCTCGTCGGAGCGGTAGACAATGCGCAGTGCGTCGAGATCATCCTGTCGGCTGTCGTCTTCGCTCGACCTGAAATTGACCGTCATCGCATTGGCGCGGTACTCGGAGACGATACGCCGAACGGCTTTCTGCACTTTGTTGACGACGAAGCGCGGCCGGTTATTGAACTGCGCGCCGAGTCCGCCCTCCCACTGCGCTGCGTCGACATAGGCAAAGCGCCGGTCTTCGAGCGAGGCGAGCCGGATCTGTTGCTGCGGGCCGTATGCGCGATCGAACCGGGCCGTCGCGCGGTCCCAAACCTTGCCGTGCCGTTCTTCTTTGGTCAAAGCCATTTGGCGTGTTTCCTTTCGATTTCTTCGAAGCCGCGCCGCTCAAACAGAGCACGCGCGGGGAATGCGACCTTTTCGCCGGCCATAAAGCACTTGACACCTCGGCGCTTCAGTTCGTTTTCAGTTGCCTCAAACAGAGCCAGGCCGTACATCAGGCCGCGCAGGCCGGGCTCGACAAAGAAGATGTCGCCGATTCCTTCCAGGCAGTCGCCGTAATGGATGCTCGGGCGCACGAACACGACGAAGTAAGCGACGATCCGCCCGTCCAAGCGGCCGATCATCATCGTCAGTTGGTCCGCGTCCTGCATCGCGCGGTAGAGCGGCACATTCGGCTTCAGGTCATACCCCTGCTGCTTGTGCAGGCTGATCTCGTCGTAGTGCTTGTGAAGAAGCGGCAGCAGTTCGTCGTAGA